TCACTTCTTGCGGCTCCAATTGATCAGGTCAGCGGGCAGGGCATCCTTCGGCGTCTCGAATATCAGTTCGATCTTATCGCCCTCGGCCTTGGCGCCGGCCACGATATAGCCGGCTTCCTTGCTGGCGATCAGCATGCGCTTGAGCGTGGTTTCCGGCCTCCCCATCTACGCCTCCCTCTGTGCGGCGCGCCCATAGGCAAAGTCGATATGCTCTTCGACCTTATCCCATGCGTCCTGGATGGCCGGGCTGCCCTCTGCGCGGATCGCTTTGCGCAACTCGTTGATCTGGGCATACATCTTGGAAACTTTGCGGTTGCCGTAGCGCTCACTCATCCCCGCCTCCCTGTCCAAATAGCGGCATATCACCGCCAGCCCGTTTCTTCGTTCTCGGCTGGTATCCGTATCGCACCAGATAATCCCGGCGCGCAGCCTGCCACGCCCTTTGCGGCCAACTCATTATTCGCCACCACGATGGACAGGCGGCATCGACAACGCGCTTTCTCTCGGACAGCGGCGTGTCATCCGGCAGGCCCTTCACGGCGTCCGCGATGATCGCGGCTGCTTCCTCTCGCCACGTCATTCCCCGCCTCCCTGTCCGGTGCGGCGGTCACACATGGACACGATCCAGCAGACGGATGCGCCAGTCGCAAACGCAAAGCCCCAATCCGACCGGTCGAAGATGGCTATGTTGATCAGCGCGCCGATCCAGCTACCTATGACAAACATCGCCATCACCCCTTCTCCCCCGTGCTGGACAGGGCGGCGCGGCGGGCGGCGTAAATTCGGCGCATTTCGGCATCAATTGCATCCCGACATGACGGCGCACCATGAGCTTTTGAATCGTGCAGGTCGACAGCAAGGTGGTGGCGCTCGGTCATCAGGCGGTTGACATTGTGGTTCATCACCAACGCCCATCCGTAGACAGTTCCTGATCTGGCATTAAGGGCCGCATTGCATTCGTCCAGAAAGTCGAGACGGGCCTTGTCCGCCTCCAATGCCCTGATCCACTCATCCCCCATTTCCCGCGTGTCGGTCATGGCAGAGGCTCCTGAATCGTTATTACTGTTCCGATGGCGTACGTGTCTGCCGCCATTCGTATTTCTGGGCCTAGGTTTACCCATCCGTCTCGCGAGCTGAAAAAGAAGGCGGGATTGCCATCATCATCTAAACGGACCTCAACGATCTCTGGCTCACCGAAAACGAAATCCTTGCTCATACTATCGTCTCCATTCCTGCGAGGACTGCATCGGCGCAGTCGCACGGGACGGTTATAGGCGCTCCCCACGGCTGGACGCCCCCGCTATCACGAAGGCCCGTTCCATGGCATTCCGGGCAGCATCCTCGAATGATTTCCGCCGCGCGCTTCATCCCCTCACGCACCTTCTCGCGGCCATAGGCTTCAAGGGCGGCTTTGGCATCGGCGGGGGTCAGGGTGCGGATAGCCAATTGCGAGACATACACCACGTCATTGACCCCATAGGCGTCGTCCGGGTCTTTCAGAGTATAGGTTGGCTGTGCCTTTGATGCCGTCTCATATGCAGCCGCCACCTGCGCCAGTGCCTCGTCGCGTTCGGCTTCCATCTGACGCGCGGCCTGCTTCCATCCGGCCAGTTCAGCAGCAAGCGTCAGGTTGTTGGAGTTGACCAGTTCGACGGTGGACGTTGCTTCATCCCGCCCCTTAATCAGCCGCTCGATTTCAGCTTTAAGGTTATTTACTTCGATTGTTTTGTCATATGCCTTTTCAACATATTGGCTACACTTATCTTTCAGCCGCTCGACCTCGGCGCGGGCTTCGGCTAGGTCGGAATAGCGGACGTATTGCCCAGCAATGTCCTGGCGCATAGGCAACGGTTTCCAGTCAAGATCGCGGGGTGGGTCGAACCGCTCAACCATTTGCATCACCGCCTTTCAGGGCGCGCAGGGCCGCGACAGCAGCCTGATATTCGGGAGTTTCCTCGGCTTTCCAGAAGCCAGCATCGCCGCTATCAGCGATCTCTTTGTAGGCTTCCATCAGGCCAGACAGCGCCTCCGCGACCGTCTCGCTGGGCTGGGGCGGGTGGGCACCACAGACTGCGCACGGGATATTCGGGTGTTTCGGGTTATCCTCGCAGGCTACGCAGGTCGGCACCGCCCCTCCTGCGGGCTGCGGGGCTGGCGTCAGGGCGCAGAGGTCGGCAACAATCAGTTCCGCCGTCCGCATCAAGTCATCCTCCTGCGCGGACCTAATGTCGGCCTCGGTGCTAGTGACGCCGGACAGGTTTTCCCGAATGATCCGGGCGATACGTTTAGGCGCAGCATCCATCATCGCCCGCACCTGCTGGCCCGAGGCGCAGAGGTCGGCGCGGAGGTATTCTGTCGCATTATCCGGGTCCATTCCGGGTTCCGGCGCAGGGTCATTGCTCCATGCGGTTTCCCCATCCCAGCCTATGTCAGGGATCAGCCAAATCCGTTCCGGCATTTCAGGCGCGCTCATCGCAGCCTCCTTCGGCTTCGGGGGAGGCGGGATACAGCGTGGCTTTGACGCTGGCGATCCAGTCCTCCATCTCGCGGATGGCCTCGACGGCGTGAGCGTCCTCGGGCGCATCGGACATGCGGTCTGGATTGCCCACGATGCGGATGCTGTTGCGCAGCGCCTCGCTTTCGATTGCCAGCAGATCGCAGCCCGCCCGCAGTAGGGCGCGCATTCCTGCCTCTGCCTTGCGGTGGGCGAGGACTTCGCGGATCAGGGCGGGGACGAGTGCGATGGCGCGGGCGTTGGCCGTCACCACTGACGGAGTCGGCAATCTCATCGAGGATATTTCCTGCGACGTGGACGCTATATGCCATTCCCCACGCGGCCCCTTGATCCTCGCTGTCCACAGCCCAAGGCCCCGGCGTGATGCTCGCCGCCAGCCGTTCCAGTTCTGCCGTGTCGATGGGGGTCATTCTGCGGCCTCCGTCTCAACAGGATCGGCCGCTTTGGTCGGCTGCGCGGGGGCCATCTCGATAGTCTGGAATATCCAGCTTTTCCATTTTCGCCAAAAGGCCAGCGCCTTCCGGCCATCCATCGCGCGGATTTCCGCGTCGCTGAAATTGCGCCACGCATCGAACGTGTGCCGCTGGCAGCCGATCTGCATGACCTCTGAGGTGTAGCTGATCGGCCAGTCCTCGATCTGGATGTTCTTGATCCAGTCGTTAAGGCCGCAAACTCCATTCAGGTTGGCACCGCGCAGGTAGGCACCGCGCAGGTTGGCACCGTGCAGGCTGGCATCGCCCAGGTTGGCATCGCGCAGGTCGGCACCGTGCAGGTAGGCACCGTGCAGGCTGGCATCGCCCAGGTTGGCATCGCGCAGGTCGGCACCGCGCAGGTTGGCATCGCGCAGGTTGGCACCGTGCAGGTAGGCACCGTGCAGGTTGGCATCGCGCAGGTCGGCACCGCGCAGGTTGGCATCGCGCAGGCTGGCACCGCGCAGGTCGGCACGGGCCTTCACCGCCACCCTCACGGCCAGGCCGAGTTTGATGTTGGCGCTGGTGTTTTCGTCCGCCTCTATTTCAGCCGTGAAGATAACGGCGCCAGTCCAGCGGGATTTGATCTCAAATTGCATGTTGCGCTCCTTTTGCGCTAGGGCCGGTCAGAACCAGTCGCCCAGGATTTGGTCGTCGTTTTGCGCAATCATCCTGTCCACGCGGGCCAGCAATTCCTCGCTAGATCCGTGTGCGGCGTAGAAAGCGCGCGGAGAGTAGTGATAGGCGCCAGGGCCGAATTCGCGGCGATGATGGCGCGGGCAGAGTGGGAGCAGCCGCATATTGCTGCGCGGCTTGCCTTCGTGATGGACCTCGACCGGCCAGCAGCCGCAGACGATGCAGGGCAGGGCGGCGACTGCGGCCATATGTTCGCGCTCGGCCTTGGTTTTGTGGCTGCGGCGGGTTTTGCCGTTGCCGACCCTCTGACCCATCGGACCCTTGAGGCGGGCGAGGAACGTCATACGAAACCTTCTTCCCACTTCATGGCTTCGGGGTCGGTGAGCCGGATGCCCTTCGCGCTCCATTCTCGCTGCATGGCATCCATGAACGCCGTCATCTGCTTGACGGTCATCAGCCGCGTCACGGGCAGATCCAAGACACGCATCGCTTCCAGCTTCGCCGCGTAGGACAAGGGCCGGATCGTGGCGTCATAGGACTGCCGGAACGCCTCGTTCTCCGCGCGCAGGATCGGAACGCCGATGCGCAACTTGCACTCGGCCCGGACTTCATCATGCGTTTGGTCGCCAAGCTGGCGGGCAATGTCGGTGAACCAACGCTGGGCCAGTCGGTTTTGCAGGTCAGACCGTGCGGCCCCCTGCGTGATCGTCACAGTCAGGGGGAAGCGGCTGCGGGCAAGGATGAACCGCCCGAGCGCCGGAACTTCGTCTGGGGATCGGATCACGCGGGTAGCCATCAGCCCGCCTCCTGCCGCATGGCTTCCAGCACCGGGCGCAGGTAAACCCGAGCGTGCTCTATCGCCTCGTCGGAAGCCTGAAAGCCGAGGATGTGCATGGCAGCGGCGTCCAGCAGCAGGTCGTCGCCGCGATGCCATCCGCCTTGCTGCACCGCTTTGATGGCGGCGCGGCAGACGGTTTCGGGGATGGGGCGAAGGGCGGTCATTGGCCGACCTCCTTGACGGAGAACAGAACCGCCTCATGGGTCTGCTGGCGCTTCACCGTCCCGGCGCGCCACATGCGGCACAGAAGCCCTTTGGCCTGCGGAAGCGTCATGCCGGAGCGGCGGGCGTAATCGGTGGCCGTCAGCGGGATCGGCTGGCCTTGGCGATAGAAGGGGGCAAGGGCGTCCATCAGAAAGCCTCTTTTTCTTGCCAGACGCGGACGCCATTGATCGCCCTGGTCTTGTGGTTGCGGCGCACGTAGTCCTCGATGAATGCCGTGACGGCATCCCGGTCATTGGTGGCTATGTCGTGCAGGGCGGCGCGGTGGTCCTCGATCTGGTATTTCGTGACCGTGCGCAGGCCCTTCACCGTGTCCTTGCTGGCTGCTGCGGCACGGCGCTGCGCTTCTTCGGCTTCGCGCTGCGCCTCGGCGGCTGCGCGCTGCGCTTCAATGTCAGCGGCGTTCGCGGCGCGGGCAGCTTCTTCGGCCTCGCGCATCTTGCGGGCCGCCTCGGCCCTTGCCGCGCGCTCGGCCGCGTCCTTCTCTGCGGCCAGCTTCTTCTTGAATCCGTCGACCAGAGAGACAAGGCCGCTTTCGATGCGCTTGGCGTCGTCAATGCTTGGCTTCCAGCGCGCGCCCTCGGCCTTGTAGGCGTCATAGAGCGGGGCTGTGGCCGATTTCTGACCGGCCTCAAGGCCGAGTCGGAACTCGCGCATCGCCTTGCGCAGCGTATCAACGGCCTTCATCTGGTCTTCGTTTTCAACCGGCGTTCCGTCCAGCCAGTTCTCGGCCTCCATCCGTTCGCCCTCGTATTGGGCGCAAATCGCGTCGATGGGGTCAGGGGGATTGTTTGCGCCGATCACGGCACGGGGGTTCATGTCGTTCATGGCGGGCCTCAATAGGGGATTTCTGATGCGTCGATCACGTCCGGCTTTCTGGCGTTGATCGTGGCTTGCAGCTTTCGCATCAGCGGCTCGAAACTGTCAGCGGGCAGGTCGTGCAGATGCTCGATGCCTGCGGCTTTGGTGATCTGGTCCTCGGACACGCCGGCTTCATCCGCCTTTTCGCGGATCTGGACGAATTGCTCCTGGCTGATCGTTTTGACCTCGGCCGGGCGCCGCATCTGGTTGTCAGGGCGCGGCGCGGCGCTCTGCGCATCGTCGTCAATCTCGGCTGACAGGCCGAGAGCCGCTTTGAGCGTGTAGCGCTGCAAATAGGTGACTGCGCTTCCGACAGCCTGGAACGGGTTCTTGCTGCCCGAGCCATCCGGCGCGCACGTCAGCGACGTTTCCTCGCTATGCCCGTGCGCGTGAGCGATGATGCAGGTGACGCGGACGCCGCCATTGCCCTGATCGGTGCGGAACCGATACGACAGGCCGAACTCCGACAGGATCGGGTCGATCACCTTGGCGATGCCGGCCAGCGTCTCATGCTTGTAGTGCGTCCGCCCCTTGCTTGACGTGAAATCAACGGTGGCGTCTTTGACAATCGGCGGGATCTTAGACCGGGCCGCTGCCAGCGCAGCAGCGAACGCAACGCGGGCGTTGTCCCGGTCGTGGTCGCGCTTGAGCGCCAGCATCCGTTCCAGCTTGTCCAGGTCGGCATCGGGGTTCAGCACCAGCCGCTCGATCATGTTGATCATGGGGTCGGCCGGAAGATGCGCTACAGACCCATCATGCTTTGCGATAGCGTTCATGGGATGCTCCTATTCCGCTGCCAGATCGTGGCGCATGTCGCGCATCTGATCGGCGTATTCGTCGGCGTCGTCTTGCTCGGCGGTCTGGCGCCATTCGATCAGCGCAAGATCCTCCTGCCGCGCGACCTCATCTTCGCCCAGCAGCGCAACCGCAGTTTCGCGGGTCTGCTTGCGACCGTCGAAGGTCCAGCTATCCAGAGAGATGTTGTTGACCCACTGGATGGACCGCATCCCGTAGCGGTCGCGGTGGCGGGACCAGAGGGCGTCGATTTCAAACAGCGCCTCGGCCTCGACATAGCCTTCTGCGGCGTCCATGGTCAGGGTGCCTGTGTGATAGTCGAACCGGCTCATTTCCTGCACCCCTTTCCCTCAACGAAAACCGGGTGGCTCGCCGGGCAGCGAACAGTGGTCTGCTGCTGGATGACGATATTGCGCGGGACGTTGCGGTCCATGCGCTGTAGGTAGCGCAGCGCCGCCTCGGGGCCGGCCAGAGCGGCAACGGCGCAGACATTGCTGGCCTTGCTGCTGCCAGCAGAGACGCCCCAGCCGAAGGTTTGCATGCCAGCGGTGAAGCTGCCCGAGCTATTTGTGTCACCGAAGCAGTTCGGGAAGCCATAGCCGTTCAGCTGCGGCGCAATCGCGCTGGAAGCGGAAGCCCGGCTGCGGGTCTGGTTGTTGACGGTCACGGCGCTGGACGCCTGCGACTTGCTGGTGGCATTCCCGCCTGTCACGTCGCCGCGCGGCTGTTCCGGCTGCGTCGGCGCCCAGCATTGGCCCTGATAAAGCTCCGTGCCGGGCGGGCAGAACCAGCCTTCGTCGCTGATCGCATAGGTGGGCCCAGCCAGCATCGTGAGGCCAAAGGCGATGGCGATGGGTTTCATGGTGATGCTCCTTATACCCAGCCGCTACGATCAGCCCCGCGGTCGGCGGTGAACCAGTCACCGAAGCGGGACAGAGGGCGGCGGAAAATGATGACGGTGGCGATCATGGCGACGGCGGAAAGCATCAGCGCGCCTCCATCAAAGCGGAACATTCGTGGCTCGTGAGGGCGAAGCAATCGGCGGGACGCTCAGAGGCAATGTCGATGATTTCGCGGATCGCCAGCGCCCAGACCGCCAGCGTCAGGCAGATCAGGAATCCGAAGGTCACGGCGAAGGGCCAGTTGATGCGATCCATCATGCAGGCTCCGAAATGCAGGTGTTGAAGAAATCCGCCGCTGCCGCGAACGCATCGCCGCCGACCAGGCCCTGGGCGTATCCCGCCATGTAGGCGGACAGCATCATCTTGCGTTCTTCGGACTGCGGGCGGGTCGGGATGTATCCGACGGCCCAATCTGCTCCGGTCTCGAAGCTGGACAGGGCGCGCCCATCTTCAACGCCGCGATAGACGACAGCGGCAACATCTCGGCAGACCTCCTCGACGGCTGGGTTTGCCAACGCGGGGGATGCCGACAGGGCGAGGATGGCGATGGCGCGGATCATTGCCGGACCTCCCGATACTCGGCACGCTCCAGCGTGATGGCCGGGCGCTTGGGAATGGCGGGCAGGGACTTCATCTGCCAGTCGCGCTTGGCGGAACGGAACCGCTCGACGCGGGACAAGTCGCGAAGGCACAGATCGGCGATCAGGCCGGGCGGGACGGGGGATAGCGGGGCTTGCATGGCAGGATGCTTCTCCATCTCGGGGTGGGGCCGGGCACTTGTGTCGCCGGCTGATGAGATGAAGTTGGCATATGGCGAACTTCGTTTCAAGCAGAAAGTTCGCAAATAGCGAATTATTTTGCAGGGGAGTTCGCACCCATGCTATACCTACCGTGCCGGGACTCGGCTCCTGGCGCGGAAGAAGGGGTGTGATTCGGGGTGGTAGGGGAAGGCGCGAACCTTCCCCCGGCTATCAGAACGGCCAGAGGCCGAAGTGATGTAAGCCGACCGCTATGGCCGACAGGTCTGCAAGCAGACCAGTGACCAGAGCAATCACCGTCAGGATGTTCCGCATGGGAATGCTTCCTAAGCGGGCCTGACCGGTCAGGCGGTAAGAACCACCCAGTATTTATACCCCGCCCTTGCGAGGCGGCTTGGCTTCGGGTGAGCGCTCACCTTCGGCCGGCGACGGGATGAGGCTTATGAGGCCCTTTCATGGCATCCCGCCTTCGCAGCCCTGGATGGGCCACTTAGGGGTTCCACCCCCTAGCCTAGTCCCCATGGTGCCAGGCGCGGCGGGGATACGGGCTGCATCCAGTCTGGCATCTTCCGCGCCGGAGTCGAGTCCCGGTAGCCAGCGCCGGGCTGCGGCGCAGCAAAAAGCCCCGCTCGGGGCGGGGCGATTCGGATGATCTGGTTCGGGAAAGACGTGCAGCTAGTGCAGGGGTTCGGGTGCCGTTACCGCGTCACTCGCTGGGGTTTTCGGGCGCTTGGGGTGTCGTTGTGGCTTGCGCGGCGAGTAGAGCGTCTACGCTCTTAAGGATTTCGCCCAAGATTTCGTCTTGGCGCCGATCTCGCTCTTCCTGCCTTGATATTACCGATGATACCACACTGCTTGCGGCCATGCCGCCGTCAAACCGATCACCGCTAATTGCCAGGACAGCAAGAACCAACCCCGCTACTGCGACAGTCGTTGCTGCGGCGGCTCCCCAAACACCCTTCCATGTGATGGCATCTGCCTTAATGGCATCAACCTTAAATTCCAGAGATTTGATTTCGTTCAAAACTTTATCAAAGCGTGCATCGTTCTGCGCCCGAACAGCGTCCATGCTGCGGTCGATGTAGTCTTTTGGGGAAATCTGATCCGTCATCGGTTCAGAGCCACGCCGATCAGCCGCAGGTTTACTTTGCCTAGACGTATGGCTGAAATGCGGATTTTTCAAGACAGAGCTTGCGCTCTGGTGGCTTGCGTGCTGCCGTTTGATGGTTTCTGAGATCTTTCTCAGGTATGGCTCGTCAGACGCGGTGGATTGCGGGGGTGCGCTTTCAACCGTTGAATCTGTAGACGTGATCCCAAGGACCCAAGGTGATTTGGTGGTCCCGTGTGCTACGTTCTGCGCAGACAAGGGGTTAGCTGTCATTTCCCTCTGCCTGCTTTTTTTGAAGCTCCATCCATGGGGTCGTGACTTCGCCGAACATGTCTTCATACGCTTTGACATTGTTTTCCAGCAGCTTAGCTAAGTCTTTGGCTGCTTGTATGCTCATGCTGACGGCACCAACAGACGTGCTAGCCAGGGTCTCAATGGGGGCCCCGCTGTTGGATGGAAACGTCACAAGAGTTGGAGACTGGAATATGATCGTCACGTCGCTGGTGACGTGCGTAATGAAGCTGCTGGCGTAGAAATGGGGAACATCCACGCGCTTCGTCTTGGAGGGGTCTCCCACAGTGGCGGACGATTCTGCCTGATCTTCTGACATTTTCACTCCTAATCTCCGCATAACTCACGGTCATGGCTATCCTTTTCGACAGTAAGAATCGCCCAAATCTTTGATATGCCGTGCGTTAACGTTTGTTAACGACAAATATCAATCGCGGCGCGCGGATTCTTGCCTAACATCAAGTTCACGATATGTTCGCGAGTCGAGGGAGGTAGCGATGCAACTGAGCGAGTTCGAGGAAGTCGTAAGGAGTCTTCCAGAAGGAGATCAGGCCGCGATACTCCAAATGATCAGGGCTGCTTGGCGAGAAGCCCAAGGGCGGCCTTCACTATCGCATTGCGATTCTCATCCTCAAGCTGAGCCATGACCCCCATGTGCGCCTTGAGGGCAGCGTCTTTTTGCTCTGCGAGAGTCCCCTCGTAGAGTTCATAGACCTCGCACTTGAGAGCGTCAGCGAAGCGCATCATCAGCCCGGCACCAGGAGTCTTCTTCCCGGTTTCGATTTCAGAGATGTAGCCTTTGCTCACGCCGACCATATCGGCGAGTTGCTCGCCGGTAAGGCCCTTGTCTTTCCTGAGTTCTTTTATCCGAAGTCCCATGTTCGCATGATGCCACCTTTCTGCATGGAAGCCTAATCGCTCCGTGCGAACTTTCGCTTGCATAAAAGTTCGCGATATGCCAACTTCTCGGCTATGTCCAACCTTAGCGCATACCTGAAAAGCGCCGGCATCAGGCAGGCCGAGCTTGCCTCTGTTCTCGGCATCTCTCGCGGCTACATGAGCGAACTTGCTAGCGGCGACAAATCCCCCAGCCGGACTCTTGCCGTGAAAATTGAGCACGTCACGGGCGGGGCGGTCAGTGTTTCTTCCTGGGATCATAATTCGCTACATGCGAACGCCACCCCATCCCGTCAACCCCTCAAGCGGAAGGGGGCGAGGGCATGAAGGCGTCAACGCCCGGACAGGCGCCTGTCGCTATCCCCGCATTCGGCGCAGATCCACGTCTCAAGCTGGACGCCGGATTGCGGGTGATGCCCGTAGGCCGTCTGCGTCCCGGTCCTTCGCATCGCTCGCGCCCCGCAAGCCTTGCACACTTCGCCCGGCGCCCGCCCCGTCAGCGCAGCGACCTGTCCTTCAAGGTCGGCAATGCGCTTTTCCGCAGCCTCCATCCGCTCAGGGATCGCCTTCAATGCGCCCCACAGCGGTATCTTGTCGAGGATTTTCAGTATGTCTGAGAACGAGGGCGTCAAAGCCATTTCCGGTGATGATCCTGCTGGCGAACTGCTTTGCTGGATAGTCGCGTCGATCCCCGATTCTGTCCAGTCGTTCGAGTTCGACCGGGACGCCAAGAACGGATACTTCGCTCGCCTACGCCTCACTCAACCCCAGCGTGCAACATCAGGCAAGCGGGGTGTGGCATGAGCGGTCGCCCCGATCCGATCCGCGTTGCAATCGTCAAGGGCCTGCTGGCCGGCCTCGGCGCAGAGGACATAGCCGTTCGGGGCAAGTTCCGGATCGCTGCTGTTCGGTCGATCATCGACCAGCACCGCAAGTCCGGCGTCCTCGCGTCCATCATCCAGCAGGCGAGGGCAGCATGACATGGCAGGCACCCCACACACCTGTGGCCGATGCGGCGCCCCGGCGCCCTACGGCTTTGGCCCGCCTCTCGGCCATCCTGACCGGGGCCGTATCTGGGCCTGCCGAGAACACGTCGATGCCGCCCGAGAGTGGCACCGGGCAACGTATCACGCCGGACCTGACAGCAAGAGCCGTCCGGGTCTGCAATCGCGATCCGGCGCTGATCGAACGCTACCTGCGCGTGCATCGGATCCTCGGCAAGGGAGCCTGATATGATGCTCGCGCGTGTGCAGCTTCCTTGGCCTCCGTCAGCAACCAGCCCGAACGCCAGCGGGCAGGGGAAATGGCGCAAGAAGGCCGGTGCCGCCAAGGGCTACAAGCTGGCCTGCTGGGCGCTGTGCGAGGCCGAGAAGATCCGGCCCGTCGATGCAGTCGCCGTTGACGTGCTGGTGACGTTCTGCCCGCCGTCCAAGCGCCGCTATGACCTCGATAACGCGCTGGCCCGAGCCAAGCAGGGCCTCGACGCCGTGGCAGAAGCCATCGCCGTCGATGACAGCCATTGGCGCCGCATCACCTTGGAGCGCGGAGAGCCGTGCCGAGACGGCGCCGTAATCGTCCACATCATGGAGGCCGAGGCATGAGCGTAAAGATCATGTCCGCTGTTTTTGAGAGCGAGACGCTTGGGCCCACCGAACGGCTCATCATGCTCTCTCTGGCAGATCATGCAGATGATGCCGGTCGTTGCTACCCGTCCATTGCGCGCCTGCGTCAGAGGACGGGACTTAGCGAGCGAGCCGTTCAAAGCAATATCCGCAGCCTGCAAGCCGCCGGTTACATCACCATTATTCCCGGTGCAGGGCAGGGTGGGTCGAACGTCTACATTGTGCGCCCGACCCCCGCATCAGATGCACCCCCGCAGGAAATGCACCCCCGCAGGAAATGCACCACCCCCCCGCAGGAGGTGCGCCCGACCCCCGCAGCAGATGCACCCAAACCGTCAAGAACCATCATTGAACCGTCAGAGTATATTCCTGCGCGCGATCCCGCATCCATTCTCTGCGATGTCGCATCGCCTCGGGCTGTCAAAAGCTTCCTCGGGTATCGGCGAAAGATCCGAAAGCCGGTTTCCGAGATTGCGGCAGAGCGCCTCGCAAAAATCCTGAACCAAATCGCCAGCCAAGGCGGAAGCCCAGACGACGCTCTAGGCCTAGCCGAAGAGAAGGGTTGGCAGTCCATCAAAGCCGAGTGGTATTTCAAGGAAATCTGCAATGAGCAATCTTCCATCTTCTCCACAGCAAATCGCCCAATGGCTCGCGGCTCGCAGCACGGCGGAGGTAAACCGCTCGGTGGCCTCGTCGGTGCTTTCGTGCGGAGTGAAGCTGCAAGAGGACATTGACTGGCGCGGCAGCTACGAACGGGCGGACGGAAGCATTGTCCCGGCTCAGGTGGTTCGTCGCGGCTGGAAAGCGTCGGCCCTGTCCGCCGAGCAGATCGAGGAAGCGCAGCGCAAGGTTGCGGCTTCGATGACGCCCCCGGAGGGCCGCCAGATTGGCCTGTGGATCGCGGAGCTTTCGGTTATCACCGCCCGACGCGAGGATGCGCCGGAGATCGAAGAGCTTCGTATGCAGGCCTACAGCCAGCGCCTCGCCGGGTATCCGGCTGACGTGGTGCGGGAGGCGCTGCTGGTTCGGGGCTGGAAGTTCTTTCCGGCATGGGCCGAGTTGCAGGAGGTCTGCGACCGCCTCGTTGCGGGGCGCCGTCAAATCAAGGACGCACTGGACCGTGCCGCCGCCGCGCAAGCTGAACGTGAACTGCGCGCCCGGGCGTTGCCCACCGAGGGAACGGTTACGCTCACCCACGAAGAATCCGAGGCGAGACGCAAGCGCCGCGCCACGGTTCTGGGCGACATGATTGCTGAGATGAAGGCAAAGGCCGAAGCCGAACGTGTAAAGCTGGACGAGGACGCAATCCGCGCTGCCGAAAACTTCGCCGCCTATCGTCCGAGGGCCGCCGAATGACCCCGGCGCAGATCGAAGAAGCCCGCGCCATTGCCGCCCAGCCGGGCCGCGCTGCCGTCATGCGGGCCATCCGCGACGTGTCTGCGCAATCCGGCGTCCCGGTCGGTGCCATCATGGGCCATGACCGCCGCCCCCGCATCGTCGCCGCCCGCCATCTGGCGATGCGCGTCGCCCACGATGCCGGCGTGTCGTTTGCCGAGATTGGCCGCGTCATGGGCCGGGATCACACCAGCGTCATGCACGCTGTTCGAAAAGGTGCCGCATGACCCCAGACTATCACCGCATGTTCACCCTCTGGCGCAACGTCCTGCGCACCGTGCTGTGCGACTGCCGCAAGGAATGGCTTCGCGCGGGTGCCCGCCGTGATGCCGTCCTGGCCGACATGCGCCGATATTTCGCCAGCGCCGACGGACGCGAGGTCTGCGCCCTGGCGTTGCTGACCGTCACCGCCGACGACATGGCCCGTATGGTTGCACAGGTCACGGCTCCAGCTGACACGTCGGCGCTGGACAACAAATGGGCGCGCAGTCGTCACGTCTCCGCCCCCATCCGCACAGAGGTGCAGGGATGAACGCTCACATCTTCACCGGGACCGAGATCAGCACCGGCCGCCGCAAGCCGTCCGAGATCGTCGCCGAATACGACGCCAAACGCGCGGCTCTGCCTGATGCGCTGGCAGCATTCGAGGCGGCGGGTGATGCGCTGAAATCGGCCGCCACCATCGGCGGGACGTGGGGCAACGTCACGCTGGACACCGGCCGGGGCATCTATCCCAGCTTGCTGGAAAAATCGCTGCTCCAATCGGCGTGGCGGCATGTCTATGACCTGTATGGGCTGGAGCAGATCGCCAGCGCCAAGGCCAAGCGCCGCTATGAGCAGATGTTCAGCGCACCACCACCGTTCACGGTCGAGAACATCCGTGACCAGTTCGGCGACCTGGTAGCCGATCCGTGGGGGTCGATCCTGCGCGGTCTGGCAGAGGTGTTTTCGCAGCTAGACCCGGCCTTCAAGAGCCACGAAAAGATGAAGATCGGCGTCAAGGGCCTGCCCAAGCGCGTGATCCTCGATAACGTGGCCGGATACGGTTCGTGGGGCCGGGATCGACTGCGCGACATCCTGAATGCTCTTGCCGCCTATCAGGGAAAGCCGCTGGTCGAATACCGCGAGATGGAGAGGCTGCTTGAGGGCGGCTCTCTGCTGGATGCTTGGACGGCGCCGAAGGACTTCCACCGGCCCGAGACCACATTCCCGGCTCGTGGCGTCTGGCTCAAGCGGTTCCAGAACGGCAACGGGAACCTGTTCTTCGAACCCGACACCCTGCGCGACATCAACCGCGCGCTGGCGGAATACTACGGCGACGTGCTGCCAGACTGCCCGGACGAGCGCCCCGCCAAGCAGCGCGCCAGCACCGCAGTATCGAAAGACCTGCAATATTACCCCACGCCGGTTGCAGTGGTGGATCGGGTGCTGGCCGACCTGCGCTATCGCATGCAGGGCCAGCGCGTCTTGGAGCCGTCCTGCGGCTGCGGGCGCTTCATGGATGCCCTGCGCGCCGCCGGCGCCGAGGTGATCGGCTGTGAGGTGGACCCGGTGCGCGCCGCGATGTGCGAGGCCAAGGGCCACCGCGTCATGCGCATGAACTTCCTCGAAACGGCTCCGACCGGCGATTTCGACCAGGTGGTGATGAATCCACCGTTCTACGGCAGGCACTATGCCAAGCATGTGCGCCACGCGCTGCGGTTCCTGAAGCCGGGCGGCCGGCTCACGGCAATCCTGCCCGCGACGGCGCGATACGACCATGGCGAGCTGGATGACCTGCGCCCGCATTGGGATGACCTGCCGGTCGGGTCGTTCAGCGAGAGCGGCACCAACATCAACACCACCGTCGCGACGATCAGGAGGGCGGCATGACCCTGACAGCACCAGACCACCTGCGCGGCCGCATGACGCGGCACACGCCCAAGGCGCTGCGCGACGAGAGGATATCCTGGATGGCTGACAGGATCGCCGAGGGATACACGCAGGGCCAGATGGCCGCCGCACTGGGGGTCACGCAATCAACGATCAGCACCACCGCGCAGAATCATGGCTTGTGCCGCCGATCCGCCCCGTTGAAAGCCAAGGGCGTTAGAAGCGTCGGCATCCGCACAGGCCGGCTTATCGACATGTTCGACGGCTTGCCGCCCGAAACGCGCGAGGAACTTGCGGCGGAGGCGGCTCGGATGCGCGGCACGATAGCGGATGCCATCGCAGCACGACTGACACCCCCGAAAAATAGCGCAGGAGTCGGCAATGGCTGATTTTCCGACCCACGACACCCCGGAGCGCAGGAAGCCCGTCAGCGGCAAGCGCAGAGCCGCTGAGCGGGAAGCGGCCCGCAAGGCCCGACAGGCAGAGCGCCGACACAACCACGAGCAAGAGCGGATGATGACGAGGCAGAACAACGAGGGGAGACGGCAGGATGGCGAGTAAAGCATCCAAGCGCCGGGCCGGTCGCAAGCGCAACGTGCCCGTGACCATGCCGGCATCGAATTGGGATCACGGCGCAGAGGGTCAGGCAAACCGCATCGGTCTGGTGGTTGAGCAGCGCGGAGAGATCGACCCAAAGACAGGCAAGATGCAGAACCCCAACGGCGTGACTGGCGTTCGGCGGGTGGATCTGCTGGAGTTTTGGCATCGGCGCGGGACTATCTCGACCGAGGGTTTCAACGCGGCAGAGGCGTTGCGCAATGCGTTCGAGGCGACGATGCGCGGCAAGGCGGCGCTGCCAGACAATGACCGCGTGCAGTCCAGCCCTAAGCCTGACCATGCCGTGGGCATCCAGATCGACCGCATCAGCAGGTTTCAGGCGCTCATGCGGCATGTTCATCCGGGAGACCGGGAGATCGTAACGGCATGCGTTCTGGACGGTCGGCACCCATCATCCGTCTATGGCGCGCTCAGGGTGCGGGAGGGGTTTGAACACCTGCGTAACGCTCTGGACGGTCTGGCCGATTCGTTTGCCTCACGACGCAGGATTGGGCTTGTCAAGCGCGAGAATCCCGGATAAATTCATTCTCGCGGGCGACTGATGGCTAAGCCACTGGTCGCCCTTTTCGATTCCGCTCTTTGGCGACGACGGATGGGTTTGGCTTATCCAGGCCGATAAGAGGATTGGGAATTCCCGGTCGCCGTTGTCTCCTGAGCGCGGCGCGCGTGAGCGAAGGTGGGTAGCCCTGACGGGGTGACAATCTCACGGACGCGCTCAACTCGTCTCCGGCTCTGCGCGGATTGATCACCGTAAGCATCCGGCCTGGCCCCGCCCGCAGATATTGGGCGGGGTCTATCATTTCATCTGCCCGTTCTCGCTCTGGTCCCATGGACGAATCGTGAATGGGGAGTATGGTGTTTCCTAGGTGACGCCCGTCGTCATCTCACAGGTCCATACCTGCTCTAGGGCTGCTACCCATTAACGAGCGGGCAGAGAACGGCAGTGGGAGCAAACCTGTTCCCACTTGCCAAACCGAAACCGGATATAAGCAATCACGCTCACCGACTTCGGCCAACTGCAAGTCACGCGCACTGCGTCACCTCATATGCCGAATGCCGGGAAGCAGCCCGGCCCTCCGGTGGTGCACCACGCACCTCCGCCCGTTTTCAGAGGACGCGGGGATGCGATTGAGGCGACGACGGGCGTCTATCTCAGATAGGCAACCATTCGCCGATTCGGCAAGCATATGTTCACCCCGTCAGTAATGGCGGGGTTTTCCACATGAGGCTCCCCATGCTCATCCTTCTCGCCCTCATCCTCGCCGCATCCCTCATCGCCATGCAGGCGGCGGGACTGTGGGTGGAGCCCCGATAGAACGGCAACCAAACCGCATCCGCTCAGACCGGAGTGCCCACAATGGCGCAACCATTCCCATGGACGCCGGAGATTGAGGACGAGATCTTCAAGCGCATCGCAAATGGCGAGGCGATCCGGCATATATGCTCATCCGACCGCGATGAGTGGCTTCCTTCTTGGGAGACGTTTCGCAAGCGATTGGCGAACGACCCCGATTTTGCTGCACAATACGCGCACGCGAGAGAGGCGCAGGCCGATAACGAGTTTGACGAAATCCGGTGGATTGCAGACACGGCCACGCCGGAGGATGTGGCGGTTGCGCGGCTCAGGATCGATGCCCGCAAGTGGCGCGCTGGCAAGCTTCGCCCCAAGGTCTACGGCGACAAGCTTGACCTGACGCACGCAAATCCTGACGGCTCGGCCATTACGTTTCAGACGGTATTCGAACCGAAGCCGGAATGATCCATCAATTTCGCGTCCGGTGGTATCAGCAACCGTTCTACCGGGCTCTGACTGAGGGGGAAATCAAGCGCGCCATCGCGATATGGCACAGGCGGGCGGGCAAGGATGAGGTTGTCCTGAACGCCACGCGCGAGAACCTGTTCAAGCGACCCGGAACCTACTGGCATTGCTTCCCCGAGTATAAGCAGGCCCGCAAGGCGATCTGGAACGGGATCAATGCCCACACAGGCAAGCGCAGGATATTCGAGTCGTTCCCGCAGCAGATAATTCGACGCATGAACGACGACGACATGTTCGTCGAGTTCGTGAACGGGTCGACGTGGCAACTACTCGGATCTGACCGATACGACAGCCATGTCGGCGCGGGCGCGGTGGGTATCGTCTACTCGGAATGGGCGCTCTGCAACCCCGCCGCTTGGGCCTATCACTCGCCGATGGTTCGGGAAACCAACGGTTATGCTGCGTTCATTACAACGCCGCGCGGACGAAACCACGCCAAGAAGATGGTGGACGATTTCCGGCATGACCCGAAATGGTTTACCGAGATTCTGAGCATTGAGGATACAGGCGCGCTATCGCCCGATCAGTTGGACGAGGCGCTTGGGGAGTATATCAGCACCCACGGCGAGGATCTTGGCCGGGCGCTGTTCGAACAGGAATACCTGTGCAGCTTTGATATCGCCATCATGGGGGCATATTTCGCGCATGAGATGCGCGCGGTTCGTCGCGAAGGCCGTATAGACCCCACGCTTGAGCCTGCCGAAGCCCCTGTTCATCGCGCATGGGACTTGGGCGTCCGGGATGACACGTCAATCTGGTGGTTTCAGGTCGTCGGCGGTCAGGTGTTCATTCTGGACTGCTACAGCCAGTCAGGCGCGGGCGTCGACCACTATGCCGAGGTGATCGAAGAACGCGCCAAGGAGCATGGCTGGCTGAACGGCATCGACTTCGTTCCGCATGACGCGAAGGTCAGGGAATGGGGCACGGGCCGCACTAGGGTCGAGACGATGCAATCGCTGGGGCTCAATCCGCAGGTGGTGCCGATGGCGACGTTCATGGACGGCATCAACGCTGCCCGCAAGACGCTGCCCCGATGCGTGTTTCACCCGCGCTGCGAGGATCTTGGGATTGCCGCGCTTGAGCAATACCGCCGCGAGTGGGACGACGAGAAGAAGACGTTCAAGGCGACGGACGTGCATGATTGGGCCAGCCATCCGGCTGCGGCGTTCCGCTATCTGTCGCTGTCGTGGCAGACGATCCGGCCCGAGCCCGTGAAGCCACGCGAAGTCCGAGGCTGGCAGGTGCCGCCTATCCGACAGACGCCGACCGGCAGAATAAAGGTCTAGCATGGATGACATGATTGACGACGCGCCCGCAGATCGCGGGCTTGCGCAGCCATGGCTGGACCGCATTGCCAAGGCCGAGGCGGCGCTTAAGGACTGGCAGGACGCGGCAGACAATATCGACAAGCAGTATGGCGAGTTGTCCCGGCTGCGCAGCGTGGCGCGCGACCGTGAATTTGCGTTGTTCTGGTCAAACATTCAGGTCATGGGGCCGAGCATCTATGCCCGGCCGCCCGTGCCTGTGGTTACGCCGAAATTCAAGGACCGCCGCCCGCTGTATCGCACCGCGTCGGAGTTTTTGGAGCGCGCCTGTGTCGTGGCGTTCGATCTGGCCGATATTGATGATGCGATGATCAGCTTGCGGGACGATCTGGCGATTGTCGGTCGTGGCGCAGGGTGGCTGCGGTTCGAGAGCGACGACGAAGCGGATCGGATCTGCATTGAGCATCTGGACCGCAAGGATTTTCTGCACGATCCGGCGCGAAAATGGGCTGACGTGGATTGGGTTGCCCGTCGCGCGTGGCTGACCAAGGAGGAAATGCGCAAGCGGTTCGGCTCCGCTGCTGATGAGGTCGACTATACCGGCCCCCTGCGTGATGATCGCGGCCGTTACGCCAAGAAGGATACCGTTGATCGCTGCGGCGTCTGGGAAATCTGGTGCAAGTCAGCGGAAAAGGTCGTCTGGGTAACGGATGGCTCGGAGAAGGTTCTGGATGAACAGGAGCCGCATCTGAAGCTGGATTGCTTCTGGCCGTGTCCAAAGCCGGTCTATGCCACGATCCAGCGTCGGACGCTGATCCCGATACCGGATATGCTGCAATACAAGGACCAGTTGGAGGAAATCAACAGCCTTACCAGGCGCATTCACACGCTGGCCGAGGCCATCAAGATGCGCGGGTTCTATTCCGGGGGCGGCGATGTGGGCGATGCCATCGCGCGCGCAATGAAGATGCATGACGACGAGCAGGTTCTGATCCCGGTGCCGAATCTGGCGTCCCTGTCGACGGGCGGCAGCGATCCAATCATCTGGATGCCGCTTGATATGCTGGCGAACACTATCACCGGGCTGATCGAACTGCGCCGGCAGGTGATTGACGATGTTTACCAGATCATCGGCCTGTCCGACATCATGCGCGGTGCGACCGAAGCGGATGAGACGCTGGGCGCTCAGCGCCTCAAGCAGCAGAACGGAAGTTACCGGGTTCGCGACAAGCAGAACGAGTTGATCCGCTGGGCGCGCGATGCCGTTCGCATTGCGGCCGAAATCATGGCCGAGGAATTTGACAAGTCCACGCTGGTCGACATGGCGCAGATGGACCTGCCGACCGATGCGGACGTGAAAAAGCAGATCAAGCAGATCGAGGATCAGGCCAAGGCTGTCGTGGCACAGGCCCAGCAGGCCGCGCTATCCGGTCAGGCCGATCCGCAGCAGATCGAACAGCAGGCGCAGCAGCAAATACAGGCTTTCGAGGCCGAAATCGCCAAGGCGCAGGAGCAAGTCACCATCGATCAGGTGACGGAGTTCCTGAAAGACGAAAAGCTTCGCCCCTATGTTCTGGATATCGAGACGGACTCGACGGTCTACCCTGACGAGATGGCGGAAAAGGCCAGCCGCGCCGAGTTCATGCAGGCGTTCAGCGGCTCCATGGCAGCCCTGCAACCGATGTTTGCCATGGGGCCCGAGGCCATCGCGGTGGCGGGTGCGGTGTTTAAGTTCGCGTTGGCGCCGTATCGCGTCGGCCGTGAGCTTGAGGGGCTGATTGACGATTTCGTTGATCAGGGGCCGCAGATCGCTGAACGACTGGCCGCGCAGGATGGCGAAGGCGAGGATGAGGGCTTGGCGGCCGCCCAGATGGAGCTTGCCAAGGCCGAAATGGCGAAGGTGCAGAGCCAGACTGAGGCCAATCAGGCTCAGGCGGCGCTGAAAGCTCAGGAGCTTGAATTGAAGTCGGCAGAGGCTCAGGAGAAGGCCCGCCAAGCCGAGCAAAAGTTTGCGCTCGAAGTCGAGCAGACGAAGGGCAGCATCGAGAAGACCGCTGCCGACATTCAGAAGATATTCGCGGAAATCCAGCTTGCTCAGCAGAAGCTAGGCATCGAGGCTCATCGCGAGGAACGCGAGGACGTGAAGGCGGCGGCGGAGATTGAAGCGCGTCAGGTCGATCAGGCGATGAGCGCGCAGGATCGCCAGCGCCAAGCATTTGAGAATGACCGCGATGCTTCCCGAGCGGATAGGGCGCAGGACTATTCGGAGCGCAGCGGAGACCGGCAAGCCGACTTCGCAGAGCGCCAAGCGTTGCTAGAAAGAACTGAATCTGCTAGATAAATCGGGCTGATTTGGGATTGCCGTCCCGCCTCAGCCCTAACCATAGCCGGAAATCAGGAGTTTCACGGATGGCTACTAAGCCCTTACCCTCGCCAGAGGTTCTTCGTCAATTGCTGCGCTATGAGCCGGAAACAGGGAAACTGTTCTGGCGAGAGCGCACACCCGATATGTTCGTCGGCAGTGAAATGTGGCCAGCAGACGCGCAATGTCGGCGGTGGAATACACGCTTTGCCAATCAAGAGGCTATGGCAACCTTGAATGGCGGCTACAAGCACGGCGCAATAGCCCGACGAAACTATCAGGCGCATAGGGTCATTTGGGCACTCGTTTATGGGGAATGGCCCGCAACGGACATTGACCACATTAACGGCGACAAGTCGGACAATCGTCTCGTCAATCTTCGCAAGGCTACTAGGTCTGAGAATATGCGGAACAGGGGCAAGACCGCCTCGAACACGTCAGGGTTCAAGGGGGTCACTTGGGCAGCATCACTTGGTTGCTGGAAAGCCCAGATAAAGGCGAATTATCGCTCGCACCATCTTGGATATTTCGCAGACCCGAAGGATGCCCATCAGGCATATCTGACCGCAGCGGCTCGACTTCATGGTGAGTTCGCAGTCCAAGGCTGACGCCCGTGCGGCTCGCGGAGAGTTTGCCAACTTGAACTTTGCAGAGCGGCAACCGCCGAAACCAACCACAGGAGGCCGAAATGGCTGATGCAAGACGACTGGCCGCGCTTGGCACGGCTTCCCCGCTCGCGCGGGAGCTGGCGAAACAGATCGGCGCGGAAGGCGGCGGGGCTGTGTCGCCCGACGATATCACGGTGCCCGCCATCACCGCCGACAACTTCACCTTCGCAGGCGGCACGCTGACCGAAGCGTTGCAGGCCCTTGCGGATGCTATCCCGGCAGCGTGATGACTGACGGGTGGTTTCGCAACGAGCGCGGCAATCTCGTCAAGCGCTGGTCGACGCCGACAGCCCCGCCGAAACGCGGGGCTTTTCCTTGCCCTCGGATCATCAGCGACACGATGGACCCGACCGAACACATCGACGGGAAGTTTTACGACAGCAAGTCGAAGTTCCGCGAAGTGACCAAGGCCCATGGCTGCATTGAGGTCGGAAACGATCCGGCGCGGCTCCGGCCAATCCAGAAGCCTAAGCCCGACATCAAGGCGCGCAAGGAGGCCGTGCAAAAGGCCATTGCCCAAGCCGGGCTTTAACCGAACTCCCTCATACGGAAATCCCATGGCAGATGAAATTCTGAACGACGCCGCCCCGGCAGCGGTGCAATCCGACACGCTTGTTGAACAGCCCGAAGCGCCCCGCGCGCAAGAGATCAAGCCGCAGGCGGAAGAACCGAAGCCGGAACCGAAGGTCAAGAATTCGACCGAGGCTCGCGCGGATGCGGTGAAAAAGGCCATCGAGAAGGCGACAAAAGAGCCTGATCCGAAGGCTGATCCTGCGGCCGAGGCAAAATCGGACGCCAAACCCGGCGACAAGCAGGCCGACGCAAAGTCGGATCGTGCGCCTGACGGTAAGTTCGCCGCCAAGGTGGCCGAGGAAAATCAAGCCGAGCCCGCGAAGCCGAAGCAGACGGCCTACAAGGACGCTCCGCAGCGATTTGACGATGCGGCAAAGGCCGAATGGGAAGCCGTGCCGGAAAGCGTTCGCGGCGCCGTGCATCGCGCGATCAAGGAAAACGAACAGGGCATCGAGAAATACCGCGCCGCTGCGGAGTCCTACGAGCCCCTGCGGCAGTTTGACGAGATGGCGAAAGCCAATGGGAACACCCTGGTCGGCGCCGTCCAGAAGATGATCGAAATCGAGGCGGCCTTTGCACGCAACCCCGTCGAGGGGTTCATGCGGGTAGGGCAGGCGCTTGGGATCGACGTTCGGGCGGTAGCCGCCCAGATCGCCGGCCAGACGCCTCAGCAGGTCAATGAGCACGCCGTCCGGATGCAGATGGCCGACATGCAGCGCCAGAATGCGCAGCTGCAGCAGCAGTTGGTCCGGCAGCAACAGGCCGCGCAGCTACAGCAGCAACAGGCCGCCGCGCTGGCCGAATGGCAGCAGTTTCAAGCAGCAAACCCCCAAGCCGCCGAGATGGAAGCGGAGATGGCGGATTTCCTGCGCAAATATCCTGCGAGCGAAGGCGTTTCGCTCCGGGATCGGCTGGAAGATGCATTCGCATTCGCCACAGCCAAACACCCGAAAGCCGCTCATACCGGCGACAACCCCGCCTTGGCTCAGACCCAAGCGCCCCGATCCGCAAACCCCGCCGGGCAGAAGTCCATCACCGGGGCCGCGCGCGACGAGGCGTCCTCACCCAAACAGAAACGCAGCCGCAGCGAAGCCATCAAGCAAGCGATGCGCGCGCACGGCGCTTTATAGGACATGACAGATGGCAGTCGTAACTGATCGTCAATACCGTCAGATCCTTTCCACGGCCCTCGCGGAGCGATCCTCGGGGATTGAGGACTTGGTGTCTGACTCGAACCCCCTGTTCAACGTGATCCGCCGCAAGGGCCGGATGCGTTCGTTCTCGGGGCCGGAAATCCGCCAGACCCTGCAAATCAACAAGCAGGAAGCCCAATGGGCGCGCGGCTATGATTTCCTGCAGAACCCGCCCATTGAACTCTGGAACGACGCGGTATGGACCCCGAAAGCGGTCTATGTCCCGGTCTCTCTGACCGGGCAGGAAATCCGCGCCAACCAGGGTGCCAATCAGGTGTTCGATATCGTGGACGGCACGCTTGAAGCGGCGGAAAACGCCCTTGTTGACGCCTTTGACGAGGCGCTGCATGGCGACGGCACCGCAGACGGCGGCAAGGCCATCATCGGTCTTGGCGGCGCTGTGCCGATCATCACCAATACCGGCATCTATGGCGGTATCAACCGCGCCAACGTTGCGATGTGGCGGACTTCGACCTTCGACGCCGATACGGATTTCCCGGATATCGGCACGCAGGTCGACGCCACCACCATCCGCCCGATGATTTCCCGCATCATGTCGCAGCGTTCGCGGGGCAATCGCGCCGCCGACCTGCTTATCATGTCGGAGGAGCATTATTGGGCGTATGACGCGGCGACCACCTCGATCCAGCGCATCGCGCGCGAGGACAGCCTTGCGGCCATGGGCTTCTCGTCCATCGAGTATGTCGGCGGCGGCAAGCGCGCGGAAATCGTGCTGGCCTCGGGACTGAACAGCAACATGCCGTCGAATACCACCTACGGCCTGGAAACCCGGTCGCTGGCGTTGCGGTATCGCGAGGGCTTCAACTTCGCAACGCTGTTCGATGGCGACGGGCAGATGCCCATCAACCAGGACGCGATTGCGCAGTTCATCGGCTGGGAGGGGGAGCTCTGTTTGACGAATCCTCTCTTTACGTGGAGGTTCATCGACAGCGATCCCCTGACTTGATCGGTGATTCTGCGGCCCGTATAATGGAGCGGCCCGCCTAGCGCTACCAACGCACGGCGGGCCTAACCACAACGGATCGCGGAAGGATCACGTCATGGCTAAGCGCCAGTTACCCCCGCAAGGGGTTCTTCGTCAATTGCTGACCTACGACTGCGACACCGGCAAACTGTTCTGGAATGAACGCGGCCCGGAGTGGTTTGGGTCATCCAAACGCTTCAATGCAGAGACGCAAGCGAGGCAATGGAACACCAGATATGCAGGTAAAGAGGCGTTTACGTCAGTTGGCGCCGACGGTTACCTGAAGGGCACCATCAGCGGGGTTTATTACCTAGCTCACCGTGTCATCTGGAAGATGGAGACGGGCGACGATCCGGACGAGATCGACCATATAAGCGGCGTCAAGACAGAAAATCGCTTCGCAAACCTACGTGATGTATCGAGGGGTGAGAACGCGAAGAACCTCGCCGTTCGGTCTGATAACCGGTTTGGCATCTCCGGGGTCTATCGTCGCGGTAAAACGTGGTGGGCGCATATTCGTCATGATGGCGCAATGCGCCACCTCGGAACCTTCAAGACCAAGGAAGAAGCAATCGCAGCGCGGAAGGCGGCGGAAGTCGCCTTCGGCTTTCACCCAAATCATGGCCGATAGGCCAAATCATAGGAGGCAGTCATGCCCGAACCTTTCCGCATCTCGCCGAGCCTTGGCCCCGATCTGTGGCAAGCAGAGACCCAATTCTATTGGGATACCATCGGCGATCCGACCAATGCAGGCGATGCATCGTATCAGCCCGGTAGCCGCGTAACCGGCAATGACGGGGCCGATTACATCTTCGTCAAGGCGCACGCCAATATTGCAGCCGACGCGGCTGTCGGCGTCGATACCGACACTTGGGAAACCGAGGCGGGCACCGGCTATTCGGCACCTGTCGCTGTGACGGCGGGCCAGTGGTTCCACGTTCGCGTGGACTGATGACGAGTGGGGCGGCTTCGGTCGCCCCATCCTTGCACCCTCTCAGACAGGACAAGTCATGCAACAGAATGACGCCCTCGTGGTGCCGTTTTTCAAAACGGTCGCCATCGAAGATGCTATTGCCAGCAAGCGTGAAGGCCGGCCGATCTTCAAGGATCAGGAAGTGGTCGAAATTCGCATTGCGGGCGAGCGGAATTTTTCTCCGGTCTATCCGGCCCATTCCATGTGGAAGCGCGTGGAAGGCGAGGAATTGACCTATGCCGACCGCTGGCCGGAAGCCTATGCCCGGTTCAAGCAGGGGCAGGAACAGGTTGCCCACGGCACGCCGCTATCGGAACTGCCATTCCTGACCGAAGCGCGCCGGCAGGAGCTTCGCATGCTCAAGGTCTATACCGCCGAGGCTCTGGCCTCGCTTGACGGCAAGAACCTGAGCAACCTCGGGCCTCAAGGGCGCGAGATGAAGGATCAGGCTGCGGCATATCTCGAACGTGCGCGCGGCGTGGCGCAGGATATCGCCCTCAAGGCCGAGGTCGAAGAACTGAAGGCCAAGCTGGCCGAGATGACGGCGCAGAAGGCGCCCGAGCCGGACCAGGACGAGCGCGAGGCGCTTAAGGCCCAGATCGCGGAAAAGACGGGCGCCCGCCCGCGCGGCAATCCCTCGGTTGAAACCCTCCGCAGCATGCTAGCTGACCTGGAGGCCTGACAATGATTTTCGACGCCATCAAAGCCGCCGTTCTCCGTGCCGAAGGCGCGACCATTCAGGAGGCCTTTTCATCTTCCGATCAGGTCGCCATCGAAATGGCTGATCTGGCGAACGAGGTGGCGTCGGATATCGCGTCAAGCCATGACTGGCGCGCGCTGACCAAGATCCACAGTCTGGCGGGCGGGTCGGAGTCCTATCCCTTGCCTGCCGACTATGATCGCATGGTTCTGGCGTCCGAGATTGACGACAGCGCCAGTTGGTTCTGGGGGTATCAGCCGTTTGACAGCGTGAACGACTGGATGCGCTACAAGAGCGGGGCATATCCTATCCTGTCTCCGGGTGGATGGATCATCCTTGGCGGCGAGATGCACTTTTACCCCGCCGCGCGCGATGCGGCGCAGTTCCCGTATATCTCGAACCGATGGGCGCGGTCTGAAACCGGCACGCTCAAGGCGGGGTTCACGGCCGATGATGACGAGTTCGTCCTGCCGGAGCGATTGATAACGCTGGGGCTCATCTGGCGCTGGAAGGCGCAAAAGGGCCTCGAATACGGCGAGGATATGGCAACTTATGAACTGGCGCTTTCCCAAGCGCAGACCCGCGACCGGGGCGCTCATATCCTGCGCTCGAATCGTCCCGTCAATTATCGCTGGGCGGGGCTGGCTTATACGGGCCGCGCCTTCCCATGAGGACCCCGACCGCACGCCGTAAGCCGCAGAAGGTGCAGACGGCAAGCTTCCCGGCTCCTGTCGGGGGGTGGATCGCCAACCGCTCGCTTGCCATCGGCCGCGACCCGAAACTGCCGCCCGGCGCTGCTGTTCTGGACAACTTCTTCCCCACTTCGACCGGGGTTATCCTGCGTCGTGGCACCGAAAAGCGATACAGCATCGGCTCGGGTCCGGTCATGTCGATGTTCCGCTATGTCTCGGGGGCTCAGTCCGAACTATTCGCGTCGGTTGACGGCGAGATTTTTGATATTTCTACCTCGGTTGCATCTTCGGTCTATGCTGATGGCACCAACGGAAACTGGCATGTGCAGCAGATCACGACCAGCGGCGGGACATTCCTGATCGGGGTGAACGGGGTTGACGAGCCGTGGATCTATGACGGCACCGACTTCATGCCTGTATCCGATTTTGGATCGGGCATTACGTTTCCGAGCGGGGTGACGCTTTCGACCTCCGATCTTTCCTATGTCTGGCTCTATGCCAGTCGCCTCTGGTTCGTTCAGAAGGACAGCCTTTCGGCGTGGTATCTGCCGGTTGACGTGGTTGTCGGAGAGCTTGAGGAAATGCCTCTGGGTGGCGTGTTCACCCGTGGCGGCTCCTTGGCCTGGGGCCAGTCGTGGTCCCTGACCAGCGGCGGCTCTGGCGGCCTGTCGGATCAATGCGTGTTCGTTTCGACCGAAGGCGAGGTGCTCGCGTATCAGGGCATCGACCCCGGCTCTGCTACGGACTGGACCAAGGCCGGCCAGTATCGCATAGGCGAGCCGATGGGGGCGAAGGGCTTCGTGCGCGCTGGCGGCGATCTCCTGATTGCCACCTCCGTTGGCCTGGTCAGTTTGGCCGAGGCTTCAAAGCGGGACTATGCGGCCCTCGGGTCGACGGCAGCCAGCTATCCGATTGAGGAAGCCTGGACCGAGGCCGTCAGCCTGCGCGGCATGGTCGACTGGCGATGCATGGTCTGGCCCGAGGGCAAGATGGTGATCGTATCGCCGCCGAGTGGCGTAAATTATGGCCCGGTATGCCTTGTGGCAAACAGCAATACCGGGGCGTGGTGCCGGTTCACGACCTGGGACATTGCGTCCATGGAGGTTTTCAACGGTCAGCTTCATTTCGGGGACCGGGATGGCAATGTCTGGATCGGAAACATCACCGGGGCAGACGATGGCGCCCCTTATACCGGGGTTTGCATCCCGCTGTTCGAGGATCTGGGCAGCCCGGCATCGCGGAAGATTGCCCGGAACGCCTCGGCTACCAAGCGGTCGCGATACAAGGCCGTCGAGAAGCTGACGGCGGTATTCGACTTTGAAAAGAACCCCGGCCCTGCGCCGGATGCCTACCTGACTGATCAATCATCCACTTGGGGTAGCGGCATCTGGGGCACGTCCCTGTGGGGCGATAGCGCTGGCGAGATTGTCACCGGGCGATGGGTATCGCTCGGCGGATCAGGCCGGGACGTGTCTGTCGCTTTCCAGGTCACGAGCGGGGATATCACGCCGACCGATGTGGAACTGATCCGTATGGTCGCAACCTTTGAGATCTGCGGAATCGTCACGTGATCGTCACCGACGAGCGGGTCGGCCGGTTTGTCGCGGAACGGACCGGATCGTTCATCTGCCCGCCATACACCTTTCTGGGGATCGAGCGCGGCGGGGAAGTCATCGCCGGGGCGGTGTTCAACTGCTTTGTCGGTTCATCGGTCGAAGTCACGGTCGCCGGCAAGGGCTGGGACCGGGCGTTCTTCCGGGCCGTGGGCGATTACGTTTTCCGGCAGATGGGGTGTTGCCGCATGGGCTTCACCACAGAGCAAGAGACGGTCGCCCGGCTGGCAGAACGGCTTGGCGGCGTCCGTGAGGGCGTGATGCGCAGCTACTTCGGTCCCGGACGGGATGGAATCGTGATCGGCGTTCTGGCCGACGAATACAAGTTCAGGAGTTGAGCCGGTGAGAACACCCAAGGCGCCCGATCCATACGATACCGCCCAAGCCCAGATGGGCGCGAACATCGGCACGGCTGCGGCCAACATGTCGATGAACACGACCAACCAATATGGTCCGTGGGGCAGCGTGGAATACGCCCAGAGCGGAACTGTCTCCATCATGGGGCCGGACGGCCAGCCCATCGAGGTGCCGCGCTACACGCAGACGACCACGCTATCGCCGGAGCAGCAGCGGCTTTACGACGCCGGGACAGCGGCGCAAGGCAACCTTGCCAACCTCGCGAAGCAGCTTTCCGGCTCGCTCGGGGGCTCGCTGGGCCAGCCTCTGGACACGTCCGGGCTGCCCGCCCTGCAAGGCGACTTCGGATCGAATTACAACCAGACCTTCAACGGCGATCTTGGTCTGGCAACCAGCTACGCCGGGGCTGACGATTTCAGCGCCGACAGGCAGCGGTATGAGGATGCGCTGTGGGAACGCACGGCGGGCGACAGGTCGTCGCAGGAGGCCAATCTCCGGGCCACGCTGGCGAACAAGGGCATCAAGGAAGGCACTGCCGCTTGGAATGCCGAGATGGAGCGGCTGACGCGCCAGAACACCGATGCGCGTCTGGCAACGCTTCTGGCGGGCGGGCAGGAGCAGCAACGCATGGTTGAGATGGCCCGACAGGCAGCGCAATTCGGCAATGACGCGCTCACCCAGCAGGGGCTGTTCGGCCTCGGAGCCCAGCAGGCGCAGAACGCTGCGGCGGCACAAGAAGCGCAATTCGGCAACCAGGCGCGCGGGCAGGGTCTGCAAGAGCGTTTCGACACGCGCAATCAGCCGATCAACGAGTTGAACGCGCTGCTTACGTCCTCGCAGGTGCAGGCCCCAAGCTATGCCGCTACACCGCAGGTCGGGGTCGGCGGAACCGATCTGGCCGGGATGATCAACCGGAATTATCAGACGCAGATGGCCGGATACAATTCGCAAATGAACGCTCTTGGCGGCCTTTTCGGCCTTGGTGGCAAATTCCTGTTCGGGTGATGCAATGGCTCTGAAACCTATCCTGTCCCCGTTCATTTTTGGCGAAGGCGGGCAGAAGCTGACGCCTGAACAGGTGGCTGAAAAGCGCAAGTTCGCGGATGAGCTTTGGGCGAATGGCAATCCGGCCTTCAACAACGCTGGTATCCTCGGTGTCCTTGGCCGAGGGCTTGAGGGGGCCTATTCTGGATGGTCTGGGCGGCAGGCCGACCGCGCCGAGCAAGAGGGCCTTGAGGCCGCGCGCGAAAAGATCCGGTCCAATCCCGCCTTGTCCGGCTATTTCGGCGGTTCTCCGGTTGTCAGCGCGCTGATGGGGCAGGGCGCCCCTTCGCTGGTTTCTGCCCCGATTGACGCCGCTGGCATTCCAGACGTGAGCGTCCCGCAAGTTCCCATCGGCCCGCACAGTTCCGACCCCCGCCAGGATGTGTCTGGGGCCTTCGCCGGATCAGCAGCGGCCAGCGGTCAGAATTTCCCCATGTCGCTGGTGCAGTCGGAAAGCGGCGGAAACTGGTCGGCATTGAACAGCGAGGGGTATGGCGGCCGTCTGCAATTTGGCAAGGATCGCCTGGCCGACGCCGCGCGCGCCGGGATCATCCCTGCCGGAATGACCGGCGCGCAGTTCTCGCAATTGCCGCCGGAGGCGCAGCAGGCTGTCGAGCAATGGCATTTTGCCGATATCGACCGGCAGGCCGAGCGTATGGGGCTGAACAGCTACATCGGGCAGACGGTGGCGGGCATCCCGATCACGCAGGACGGCATTCGCGCCATGGCGCATCTGGGCGGCATCGGTGGCGCTGCGAAGTTTCTGCAATCCGGGGGGCAATACAACCCGGCCGACAGCAACGGAACCAGCCTTGCCGATTATGCGCTGCGGCATGGCGGCGGATCATCTGCCGGGATCACGCCCATCGGTGGGGCGGGTGCCCCGCCTGCCACCGGCGTTTCCCCGGTAATTCCTGCCCTTATGGAAGCCATGACAGATCCTTGGGTGCAGAAGGAGTATGGCCCCGTCATCCAAGCCCTGATGGGTCAGGAGATGCAGCGGCAGAATGCGGCCTATGAGCAGCAGTTGCGCCAGCAGGATCCGATGTATCAGGCGCAGTTGGCGAGGCTGACCGCGCCAGCCCCGGTTGATCCTTGGGCTGGGGTGCAGGAGATCAACGGTCAGCTTGTCCAGATGACGCCGCAGGGGCCGCAGGTGATCGGGGATTATCGGACGGCAGAGGCCCCATATCAGACCGTGAGCGGAGAAACTGCGGCCGCCCTAGGGCTGGACCCGAAAAACGCCTATAACGTCAGCCCTGACGGCAAGATAACCCAGATCGGCGGGGGTGGGGTCACTGTCAATATGGGCGGCGAGGGCCAGAGAATGGGGGGCATCCCCAGCGGATACACGGCCGTCGAAGATCCATCTAATCCGTCCGGCTTTCGCCTTGAAGCCATTCCGGGCGGGCCTGCTGCGGCAGAAGCGCAGCAGGTGGCCGGGGAACAGGCTTCCGCAGTTGCTCAAGCAGATCAGATCCTTTCCAGTATCGATGGCATCCTGAACGATCCTGCGCTTGAGGGCGCAACGGGCTGGATGTCTTGGCGCCAGCGCATCCCCGGAACGGAAAGCTATCGATTCGGAACGCGAGCTCGTCAGCTTGAGGGGCAGGCTTTCCTACAAGCGTTTGAAGCGCTGAAAGGTGGCGGGGCGATTACCGAAATCGAAGGACAGAAGGCCACTCAAGCGATAGGTCGGTTGGATACGGCCCAGAGCGCCGAGGACTATCGGGCGGCGCTGAAAGACCTGCGATCGGTTGTGAGCAACGCTAAGATCCGAGCAAGCGGTGGAACTGTTCAAGAGCCTTTGGCCCTGCCGAGCGAGGCGCAGCGTCAGCGCCTTCGCTTCAACCCTGAAACCGGGGATTTCGAATGATCGAAGTCGAGCTTCCAGACGGCACGATTGCCGAGTTCCCCGATGGAACCTCGCGCGATGTGATGAAGGCCGCGCTTCAAAAGCGTTTTGGTTCGCAACAACTGGCGCAACCGGAACGCCCCCAGCCCGGTAGCTTGCTGGACTTCCCACAGATTGAGCCGCAGCCGAATGTTGCTCAGGATATGGCGGCGGCTGGGGCTGCTGGCCTGTCGCGCGGTGCAACGGGTATCCTCGATCTTCCGGGCATGATCTTCGGCGCGGGCAGTCGTGCCGGATCTTGGGTGGCCGAGAAAACCGGCCTGGCATCGCCGGAGGAAGCGCAGGCGGCGCACCAGATGATGACGGGCGCAGCGGATGTGTCCCGCTTTGGCTCTGGCGACAAATACCGTCAGGCAGCCGCAGAGGCGACGGGCGGGGCAACCGAGTTCCGGGGCGATACTACCGCAGGGCAATACGCCGGGACTGCGGGCGAGTTTGTTCCCGGCGCGCTTCTTGGCCCAGGAAGTGCAGTCAAGAATGCTCTGGCCTATGGAGTGGTTCCCGGTTTGGCATCGGAAGGTGCCGGTCAGCTGACCGAGGGAACCGCGCTGGAACCCTACGCCCGAGCGGTTGCCCCGATAGTGGCTGCTTTGGTGGCTTCCAAGGTTGTGCAGCCCGCCGCACCCAAGGCCCCTACCGTGGATGATTTGAAGTCGCAGGCCGATGGGCTGTATCGGGCTGGTGCGGCACGTCCGGGCGCTGACCCCGCATCGGTGCAGAGCTTGGCGTCCCAGATCGACAACGAGTTGCAGGCGCTCAATATCAAGACGCCCACCGGCCGCGTGCTGGCCGAGGGGAACGTGAAGAAGTTTCTGGACGTGCTGGATGACTACAAGGGCCAGCAGATGAAGCCGGAACAGATGCAGACCATGCGGCGAATTCTGACCGACGCCGCTGGCAGCGCCGATCCGGCAGACCGCCGGATCGGGATGGCTCTTCTTGAGAAGTTCGATGACTGGCGCGGGCAGCATGTGCCAGAATACCAGCAGGCCGACGCCCTCTATGGCCGGATGAAGCGCGCTCAGGACGTGGATTTCCGCATTGAAAAGGCCGAGCGGAGAGCCGCCAGCAGCGGTAGCGGTGGTAATCGCGTCAATGCGGCTCGTCAGAACATCAAGGCCCTGCTGGACAACCCCAAGGCTTCTCGCGGCTATTCAGATGTTGAGAAGGCGCTGATGGAGGATATCGTGCGCGGCAGTCCAGCCGTGAACACCCTGCGGAACGTGGGTAAGCTGTCTCCCACTTCTGGCGCCCTTCCTCTTTTGGGGAGCCTTACCGGCGTTGGTGTGGCGCCGCAGGTTGCCGTTCCTGCGATGGGGATTGCAGCCGCTGCTAAAGGCGGCGCTGAGATAATGACCAATCGTCAGATTGATAGACTGGTTCAGGCCATCCTCAACGGAAGCCCCATCACAGTCCCGCGTAGCGAAGCGGCGCAATCCGTCATTGCAGCCCTGCTAGGGGTCAACGCCGGGTCCGCGCCACAATAAACGCCCCGATAGCCGCGGCTGCGGCAAGACTGGCCCATAGAGGTGACAGCGCCGGCGCCATGAACAGCGCAACTGTCAAAGCAAGGCAGGTGATCGCCAAAAGTATGTCAATGTTCATTGAGGCAATGATAGAGGCCAGAACGACCCCTGTCACCATCAATAGCACGTTGTCGTTGCGCTTCCCCACCCGACCGCTGGCCGATGCGTGCAGTTGATCTGCCGCGATTGCTGAATTGCGATGGATTGTTGATAGTTCTGCGAGGCTTGTTGCATGGCTTCCCCGAACTCCTGCCGCCGGATCTTGTTGGCGCGACGGGTGTATATCTCCTTCTGGGCCTCAACATATCGGCATTCCTGATGCTGCGGGGTGCCAGGCTTCAAGCCCAGATCCGTGCATCGTTGCTCGATTTCCTTCGCCAACGCCTGCATCTCCGCATAGCCCATTTCTTCCACGGGCTTCTCACAGCCGGCCAGCATCACAGCAGCCACCACACCTAGAACAATCGCTCGCATCACAACCTCCTAGCGAATCTCACGTCACCGTTATCACGACCAGCCGCCCTCAGGGGCGGTTTTTTCATGGAGAAGCGCCATGCCTCGAACCGGCGGTATCTATTCCCTGCCACCCGGATACGTCGCCGTGTCCGGAGAAACCATCCAGCCCAGCCAGCACAACCCGCCGCTTGAGGACATCGCGCAGGCCCTGACCGATAGCCTCCCGCGCAACGGCACCGCGCCCATGACCGGAAACTTGCCCATGGGCGGGAATCGGATCACTGGATTGGGTGCGGCTACTGATGGAGGTCATGCGCCGAGGTTCGATCAGGTCCTGGCGCGCGACGGATCTTATGGGATGACCGCTCCGCTATCCGTGACTGCGGGGACGGAGGTGGCTCCCGCGGTTCAGTTCAGCAACGCCAACAACGGCGTCTACTGGTCGCCGGGCAACGGTCCGTCATTCACCGCAGCCGGGACTACGATTGGCCAACTGCGGGGCGGGACTGCGCTGTCCGATACTTTCAGCATCGTGACCCGTCAGGCGGGCGATGCTCGGTATATGCAGCAGTCGTGGACGCTCACCGCGGGCAATGGCCTGACCGGCGGCGGGAACGGGTCAGCTAACAGGGCAGTCGCCTTGGGCACGCCTTCGACGGTGGGCGCATCTACCACGAACACGGTAACGACCGGCTCGCACACCCACGCCATCGGGGCGGATATCGCGCGTTCGGCCATTACGATCAGCTCCGGCAACGGCCTGACCGGCGGCGGGAACCTGACCGCGAATCGCACGATCAACATGGGCACTCCGTCCAGCATCACCGCTGACAGCACCAACTCGGCGTCTGGGAACACCCACACGCATGCGATTTCGGCCGCTACCATCGGGGAGCTTATGTCGCGCCTCTCGGTGGGGGCGGTCGGCACCTATGCCCTGTTGGCCGACATCAACACCTCTGCCGACCTCAACCCCGGAGCGACCCGTGCCGGCTCGAACCTGCGCTACGCCAGCGCGGGCGGCCAGACCTTCGGGTCGGCCCCGGCGGGCACTTGGCAGCTATGCGGATTCACCCCCGGCGGCGCCTCGTCTCATGAACAACGCGCGACGGTATGGATGAGGGTTTCCTGATGCAATTCGAGATTCGCAACCCGTTCTGGTCCAGCGCCATGAGCATCGACGTCGAGTGGAACCACCCTTTCCACGGCTGGATTCCCTACACGGCCATCGACCAGAGCGGCGAGGAAGAAATGCAGGCCATCTGGGACGGCTTGATGCGTGGCGACTTCGGGCAGATTGCTCCGATGGAGCCGCAAGCATGAGCATCCCCGCTGTGATTGCCGATAACGGTCTGGGAATGCCTGTCCGGCCGGTGGAGCGCAACGCGCCCGGCATGCAGATCGCGGAGAACGGCTTGGGTGTGCCCATCGTCATCAGCGACCTAGGAATCCCCTTCATCGTAAGCGGCCTTCCGGAACCGGAAGAACCCTGACTTAACCCCACATGGCTGCTGGCCGTGACCCCGCTTCGGCGGGGCTTTTTGCATTGAGGTCATCAATGGCTGACAAGAGACGGCTGATTTCCCTGAGCATGGTTCCTCCACTTGCCGAGGAAGTCGCTTATCAGATCGATAATGGCCCCGGCGCAGAGGCGCTGCCAATCGCGCTTGACGCCGACGCCAAGGCGACAGAGGCGCAGGCGGTGCAGGCGCGGCGGGATTTCTCATCCTTCGATCTGGCCGATTACATTGATGACGAACACCTTGATCTGATCCGGGCCGGGAACTGGCAGGACCAGGATGAGGTCTATGTCACGTCCTGCATCCGGAATTTCAACTCGGCATGGCTGACCTGGCTTGCCGGTGGTAACAGCCGCATGGTGCGTGTGCGTGGACTGCCGGGAGATCTGGCGATGAATGCGCCGTGGTTCGGGGCGGATCATGCCCAGATGATCTGGGATATGAATGGGGCAGGCCATGGCGAAAACCGGGTCTTTTTCGAGTTCCCGAACACCCGCATCAGGATCAAGAACTGGCTGAACCTGGCGAGCGAGCGCACTACCGGGCGATATGCTGCGCAGGGCATTACCGGTCCTGTCCCCGAATACGTCTGGGAATGGGAGCAATCGGGCCACATTGCGCTTATCGCGGCATTCGAGGGCGATCTGACGATCCATGGAACTGGCGTGCTCGGACAAGATCCCGGCGGCTACCATTTCTACCGGACTGCGAAGTTCAAAAAGCAGACGATGCGGGTGCGCAACCTCCGAAACGAGGGCCTGTTCCTGGAGCATTGCCTCAACGGAGATTGCGACAATGTCGATCTGTTCCGCTGCGGCTATCAGCCCACGGAATATGGCGGCGAGCGCGGGCACCTGCCGTTTGGAGTGACGTTCTCTAATACCGGCGCAGTGGTCACGGCCAGCGTGCCTACTTTCAATGCCAGCCATGTCGGTAAGTGGTTCTGCCTCAACCGGGCCGGTCCCTCGGATCAGGGCATCCGGCTCAATTTCTGGTCCACCATTGCCAGCGTGGACAGCGATACGCAGATCACCCTGACAGACACGCCAGCGATCAATCGCACCGGGGCATCCGGATCGTTTGAGGCGATGCGCGTCACGACATCCGGCACAACGTGGACCATGGCTGCACCGATCACCACCAGCCTCGCAGGCCGCTATGTCACGCTGGTCGGGGCCATGTCGTCCCAGCCCGGTGCCGTGGGCAGAACCCACAAGGTCCGCGTCTTGGCCCATAGCGGTGACACGCTGACCGTGGACTATGCGCCTACCGTGGACGTGACCGATGCGCTGCTGGTGGTCAGCCCCGAGATGTCCATCGACCGCCTGTCCTATACCAGCGATCAGGGCATCTCCGACAATATCGGCATGCTCAACTTGCGCTGCGAGTCCACGGCCTTGCCGGGCGTCGGGTGTGTGCAGGCTGTTCTCGGGGCTTGTTCCAGCATATCGATCAACAATGTAAAGCTTCATGGGCTGGCCGATACCGACAACAATTTCGGTGGCGCTGCTGCCGGCATCATCTTCGGCTTTGCCAACGGCATCATGATCGATGGTTTTATCGAGCAGTCCAGCCACAGTCCGCGCTGGGGCACGGTCATGGTCACGTCCGACCGAACCGTGGTAGACCTCTATGGAAAGTTGATCGAGTATGCAGGCGACACGCATAGCGCGCTGGTGCATCTCGATCCTCCTGCCGGAGCTACGAACGTGCAGGTCGGCTTCGGCATGATCCATCCCTCTCCGCTGTTCCCGCAGGCCGGCCAGCAGGTCATCCGCATGGGGCCGAACGGCAATGCCAATATGGTCACGGGCGGCAACTCGGCCCGCCGGGCGGCCACGAACGCCAAGTTCCTGTTCCCGGAGCGGTTTGGAGAGATCGAGGCGTCCAGGATTACCGGATCTGCGGCGACATCCACCCAAACGGACGGTGATGCCACGGCGCCAATCCCGCCGCTGATGAGGATCGGTTCCGGCGGGAACACTGGAAACGTCAATCCAGAGCAGATCACCGACCCAAACACGATCATCAACAGGCATCGTCGCGTAAGGATGGCGACGGGGCCAGGAGGCGCGGCAATAGTGATCGACGCCATCAGGCAGGTCGGATCTACGACATTTCAGATCGGATATGAGATAGGCTTCAACCAGCCCCCCCGCCTGATCATGCGCCACAACAACAACACGGGCGGCGCCTGGGGTGACTGGTATTACCTCGACGGCACCCTCCTAACCCCCTGACAGGAGGCGGCATGCCTGACACACCCAACGGGCTGCTTAGCCTGATCCAATCTGGCTGGGCGCAGATCATGGCTATCGTCGGCATCATCTGGTGGAGCCGCAAGATCGACCTGCGGACCAAGGACCACGCCGACCGGCTGGACCGTCACGAGGCGCGGCTGCGCGGTATCGAGCAACAGGCGCAGGCGCAGGCCATCCTGCAAGCCCGGATCGAGGAAGCCCTGAGCGGCATCAAGATCACGCTGGACCGCATCTATTCCCAGATCCACGACAGGAAATAGCCATGAGAAGCAATTTCGAGCGCTGCTTAGCGGAAACCCTCGCACATGAGGGGGGCTGGGCGGACGACCCGCGCGATGCCGGCGGAGCGACGATGAAGGGCATCACCTTTGCCACCTATCGCGCCTGGAAGAAGCGCTCGATCACCAAGGCCGAACTGCGGAACATCTCCGACGCCGAGGTGGCCGCCATCTACCGGCAGAACTACTGGGATGCCGTGCGCGGCGACGATCTGCCGGCGGGGCTGGATCTGGTGGCCTTCGACGCGGCAGTCAACAGCGGAGTCTCGCGCGGCGCGAAATGGCTGCAATCCGCCCTCGGCGTGACGGCTGACGGGATGATCGGCCCGCAGACCATCGCAGCGGCAAAGGCGGCGCATCCCGAGGCGGTGATTGACCGGGCGATCAGCGCCAGGCTGGCATTCCTGCGCGTGGCGAAAAACACCCAGACCGGCGCCTTGCTGTGGCCCACCTACGGCAAGGGCTGGACGCGCCGCGTGGAAAGCGTGCGCGAGACGGCAATAGCCATGTCGAAGGTGACGGCGCCGAACGCCACCAAGCCTGCGGCGCCGTCATCTGGCATCATCGCCGCGCTTCTGGCGCTTTTCAAGTCCATGTTCGGAGGGAAGTGACCATGTTCCTTTATATCCGCATCGCGCTCTACGTGTTCTTCGGCTGGCTGGCCGGGGCAGGGATTGGCTCCATTGATCAGACAGGGCAGGTGTTCAGCATCGAGATTGACCGGCTGGCCGAATGGCTGGTGAGCGGCCTTGGTATCGCCGGCACCTTCGCGGCCTCGCGCGTGGCGAAGCGCATGGGGGGTCGGACATGAGCTATATCCCCGATTGGCAAGCATCCATCCTGCTTGATGCTGTGTGGCGGCGGTTGGGCAAATGACCGCGTGGCTACTCACCATCCTCGGGGCCATCGCCGCCGCCGTGGCCGCGTTCCTGCGTGGCCGGTCGCGGGGCAGGGCGGACGCACAGGCGCGAGAGGATGCGGCCACAATCGACACGATAAGAAAGGTGCAAGATGCGAAAGATCGTTCTCGCGATGCTGGCGGCGATTGGCGTGAGCGCCTGCGCCGGTCCAAGCGCGACTGACGCCGGTTTGTGCCTCGCGCAACGGGCTGACGTGGCCCGATTGAGGGCTGCACTGGAAGCCCATTCCGATACGCCCGATGTCGTTGGCGATGCCGCTACTGACGTGGTGATCGGGTTCGAAGCGGGGTGCGGATAAAGTTCACGTTTTCAGGAACCTGCACGTCATGTTCGCACGATGTTCTTGATCGTGAATTTGACCGATGCTAGACAGAAATATGCCCGGCGGTGTTGAGTAGACACCCCGGGCGCGCATCTGGGGCCGCTGCGACGGCCAGCCCCAAATGTGATCACAGATATACCGCAAGGCGGGCGCGCTGTAAATAGGCCGATCTGACTTTTGACGCTTTCAAAGCAAAGCGATGTGGCCTTGCCGGTGGCCCCGATACCCGGATGACGAATGGGCCTCTTTACCTGTGCGAACAGGGTTTCCGGGCCGAGCCGTTGCGAGCCTGATCGGGCGGTTCAGAACTGCGACTTGGATACGGTGCCGAAGCCGGGAGCGGCTAGGCGGGATGCGCCCACTGCATAGTGTGGGACCGGGGGCCGTGGCGGGCTATAAAACGCATCGCAGGGATACAGGAGTTTAAAGGCAGGCAGGGCAAGCCGCTCTGGTAAGTCCCTTCGGGGGGATACCGGCCTTAGCGGAAAGCGGAGTATTGCCTAACGCCGCGCTGATCGAGGACGGCGGGGCCAACAGCCAGCGGGCAGGGCTGCGGCTGCTGGACCAGATGCAGGCCGGCTGTCACCCCTGACGCCGGGCGCGGTGGAGGTCGATACGCTTCATGATAGCAAGGCACGCATCTTCACGATCCCACGCGCCTTGATCGTGGAACGTCTCCGCATCGTAGGACAGGCGCTGGCGGATGTCATCCATCAGCGCGTCCGCGTGCGCCCGCTCGTCGGCGAGGGCGGCGATGACCCCAGCCAGCTTCCCGCAAACGCTGTCATGCGCATCCGTCAGCCTCTCCACCTCGGCGCGCAATTCTTCCAGTTCCCATTCCGTGATCTGGCACATAGTGCCGCGCATCTGCGCGTCGATAGTCTGGCCTGTGATGCCCTGACGGCGCTTTGGGCGAGCGTGGACGGCGGCGAAAATTTCGTCACTCATCGCGCGTCCTCCTGATCGGATAGCACAATATCCAGCGGCCCCGCCTCGATCATCTCGACGCGGTTTCGCAACTCGCGCACGTCGCCGTCAAGCGCAGCCTTCGCGGCCCGCATCCAGTATTTTGTGGACATGGCAAGGCGGCGCTTCAGGATTTCAACCTCACGCTCCGGCGTCATCGCGCGTCCTCCGGGGCTGGGCTCGGGTGTTCCACCTTTCTGCCACACCCTCGGCGCTGCCCGTCATGGTCACACATAGATGTGGGCACTTGATTACGTGATCCTGATGGCGGTCCCCATGCAGGCTGTCGTGCCAGATTTTCCCCAGCCCCCGGTGAGGCGTCGCCCCGCAAAACGGGCACGGTTTCAGTTCCTCGCTCATGTCCTATCCTTCCGAAGGATGTTGCGAGCCGCCTTGATCGCGCCCCAGCGCGTCTCGAACTTCTCGCCGTCCAAGACCAGCAGCCCGACCGGTGAAGCCTTTGCGGGCTGCCAATGCTCTTCGCCTCTCACCTTCTTGGCTCGGGCCATCCGATCAGCGTCCCTGTTGGCGGCGGATCTGGTCATTCGGTCCTCTCCTTCTGGTCGCGGGGGTGGCCCATGGCGTCATTCCTCTGTGGATGGGCGTTTCAAGATTCCCGATTCGGTCCCGGTTTGTCCCGCCCGATATTTCAGCCATTGGCGTTGATTCCGTTGGGCTTTCCATACGTTCCTGAACCACCTTTACGGCGGCATGGACGAGCCCGAGTTGAAGATCATCGACGTCTTCGTCTGCAAGCTGCGCAAGAAGCTGGCGGCGGCGATGAACGGCGAAAGCCATATCGAGACGGTCTGGGGTCGCGGCTATGTCCTGCGCGATCCCGCCTCCGAGATGCAGAATCCCGAGCGCATGGCCCTGCGCGCCTGA